AGCAATTCGTAGGTTCAATGCATTATGAGGTCTATACAAGGGACTATGGAACGCAGACGGGCACTTATATATGCACAATTGACAATTATCATCAAGATCCTGATGCGATTGACTACTCAACGAGTGAACAACCAGCTGAACATAAGTCACATAACCTGATTGAACTCGATAATGGGCAGTTTTGTTTGTATCCCAACAACAGAACACGCATCTTTGACAATAGTTTGACCCCTGAGAAACCAAAAAACCCTGATTTTAAGGTTTCAACAGTGTATTATCAGGTTGAAAACGGTCATGATCGTGATGGACTTGGTAATGATGAGAATTATTTCTGGAAAACAGCGAAAGAAAAAGCAGCTCCTGATGATATACCGAATTTTTAGGTATAAATAAGTTAGATCAAGTACATTTTAATGCCTTTAGAAAGGGTAAATAAGGAATTTAAGGATATAAGCATGTCATTCGAGACTAATCCTCTCAATGATGACCTGATTGCTTTGAAAAATTCGACTGCGATTGCCCGATCTTTAAGAAATATTGTATTTACACGACCCGGAGAGAAGTTTTTTGATCCAAATTTTGGTTCAAGAATAACTGAGTCTTTATTTGAGAACATGGATGAGGTTTCAGCTCTTGCAATTCGTGATGAAATTGAATTTTCTATCACAAATTTTGAACCAAGAGTAAATCTTATTGAAGTTAGAGTCACACCTAACTTCACTAACAATGAAATGAACGCAACAATTGTATATCAGATCGTAGGAATTGATGTTCCACCACAACAATTAGACTTTGTGTTACTGCCGACTCGATAATGACGCTTAAAAATTTCACAAATCTGGATTTTGACCAGATAAAACAATCTTTAAAGGATTATTTACAAAATAATTCAAATTTTACTGACTACGATTTTGAAGGATCTAACCTTTCAACGATAATAGACGTTCTCGCATATAATACCTACACTACATCATACAACGCAAACATGATATCCAATGAAGTTTTCATTGATTCAGCGACTTTGCGTGAAAATGTTGTCTCTTTAGCAAGAAATATTGGATATGTGCCAAGATCAAAGAAAGCATCAAGAGCAAAACTTACTTTTTTTGCTGATGTTTCATATATTTCACCCTCACCATCAAGTTTAATTCTGAAAAAAGGCCCTGTGGCAAGCACAGGTAATCAATTTGGTGGTCAATCATTTGTTTTTAACATTCCAGAGGACAAATCTGTCGCCGTAATAGATGGAATCGCTAATTTTGATGATATTGAGGTATATGAGGGCACTCCACTTGATCAAACTTTCACATATTCTTCAAGAAATCCCTTTCAAAAATTTATTTTACCAAATACTGGGATTGATTTAGACACTTTAGTGGTAAAAGTCAAACCATCTGCAAGTTCAACTGTGTCTGTTAAGTACCAAAGACATGATAATTTGTTTGATGACGACAGTGGGAGCATTGTAAATGGTGATTCAAACATATATTTTATACAAGAGGTTGAAAGTGAGAGATATGAGTTAATTTTTGGTGACGGAATTTTCGGAAAAGAACTCCAAGACGGAAACGTAATTGAAGCATCTTATATTTTAACCTCTGGCGATGAAGCTAATGGAATAAATTCATTTACTTACTCAGGAAGATTGTCATATACAAGAAATTCAGTTGAAATAAATGTCACTGATGGCATTTCACTTGTATCAAATGTTTTACCTTCGAGTGGAGGTGAGGTAATTGAGAGTGTTGACTCCATTCGGAAGTATGCACCTCAAATTTACGCAACTCAAAATAGAGCTTTGAGTGCAAATGACTATGAAATACTGATTCCAAACAAAATCTATCCAGAAACTGAGTCAATTTCAGTTTTTGGTGGTGAAGATCTTGTACCTCCTCAATTTGGAAAGGTTTTTATTAGTATAAAACCAAGAAATGGTGATTTTATACCAAATGCAATCAAACAAAACATAAAAAGAGATCTTAAAAAATATTCTGTGGCGGGAATTGTTCCAGAAATACTAGATTTAAAATATTTGTTTGTTGAAACAACAAGTAATGTATACTACAATACAAATTTAGCTCCGAGTTCCTCTTTTGTATCCTCAAAAATACAAAAAGACATTACAAAGTACGCAGAATCATCTGAGTTGAATCGATATGGTTCAAGATTTAAGTATAGTAAGTTCTTAAAAGTCATAGATCAAAGTCATCAGTCAGTAACATCTAATATAACGACAGTTGAAATGAGAAGAGATCTACGTTTAGCTGTGTCTGAAGTTGCTGAGTATGCGATTGACTTTGGAAATCAGTTTCATATTAAATCTATGACTGGTTTTAACATTCGTTCAAGTGCTTTTCAAGTTATTAACATCAATAATCCTGTTTACTTATTTGATGTTCCTAGTTCAGATGGTAAAAGAGGTCAAATCGGATTATTCTCTCTTAATGCTGGATCATCATCTCCAATAATTCAAAGGAGAAATATTGGAGTAATAAATTATGAGACTGGAAGGATCACTTTAGACCCCATAAATATTGTATCGGGCAAAACAAAAGACAATGTACAAATATTGGAGATATCAGCGACTCCAGAATCAAATGATGTCATTGGATTACAAGATCTTTATTTGCAACTAGATAGTAGTATCGTGAACATTATTGTAGATGAGATTAGTTCTGGTATTGACCCATCAGGATCAAATTATACAGTTTCAACAAGTTATTCTAACGGAAACATCATAAGATAAGATGTCAGAAAAGAGAGTTCAATTAAATCAGATTGTCAAAAATCAGTTACCTGCATATGTTCAGGAAAATTTTCCATTGGTTGGAGAATTTTTAAGTCAATATTATAAAGGACAAGAATATCAAGGTGGGCCAACTGATTTAATACAAAATATCGACTCTTACATTAAATTAAGTGAAAATGCAGATCTAGTAAAATCAACATCAACATCAAAATATACTGACATTGGAGATGATACAGTATTTGTATTAAACACAAATGGGTTCCCTGAAAATAACGGACTTATAAAGATAAATGATGAAATTTTAACTTACAAAAGTAAGACAGAAATAAGTTTTGTTGATTGTACAAGAGGATTCAGTGGTATAACGTCTTTTACAGATCCATCAAATCCAGAAAATCTTGTTTTTTCATCTTCTGAAGAAAACACACACGAAAAAGGCACAATAGTTGAAAATTTAAGCATTTTATTTTTAGAGGAATTTCTTAAAAAAATAAAAAGACAATTATTATATGGATTTAATAAAGATTTAGATAAAAATTTAAAACAATCACAATTTATAAGACAATCAAAGGATTTTTATTCCACAAGAGGAACTGATGATTCTTTTAAAATACTTTTTGGTGCTTTATATGGTGAAAATGTCGATATTATTCGTCCGATTGATAATGTCATCTCACCATCAAACGCAAATTATAGAATCACAAGAGATTTAATAGTAGAACCTTTTGTTGGAGATCCAGAAAATTTAGTTAATTCAAATTTGTTTCAAAATAAGTTTGAAAATATATCAAAAGCATATGCACCCATATCAAATGTTGAAAGGGTATCAGTAGGTATCCTTACAGAAAAATTTTATAAAATTAGTTTAGATGGATCATATATTTTTCCAGATGGTTCATCTCCACTGTCTTATGGAAACTTTTCATCACATGCAAAAACAAAAATCATAGGTCAAGTTGGGATAGCTCAAACATATTTGGATGTTGATTCAACTTTAGGTTTTCCAAAATCCGGAACATTATCATTTGCATATGAAAATGGCAGTGTTGGAGTTTGCACATATGCAGATAAGACAATAAATCAATTTTTAGGAATAAACACAACAGGAATCACCACTACAATATTAGATAATACTTCAATTGATCAAAGTTCATTTGCATATGGTTTTGATGTCGATGGAAATGAGATAAGAGTAAAAATAAGATCAGTTTTAAAGGATTTACAAATTCCTAATCAAACATATTATCAAAAAACAGGTTCTAGAGTTAAAATAAAATCTTTAGGAAAAATAGGCTCTAATTTTAAAGAAAATAATTGGTTATTTAATACAGCTCAAAGTTACGTTGTTAAAAAACTGACAGTTGTTGATTCAGTTAATAATACTTACAAACTTGAAACAAGAGATCAAAATATATTAAGAATAGGTGATAAATTAACAACTCATGAAACGTTCTCAACAACCTCGCAATGGGGTGATAAAATAACATCTGATTTTGATCCTGTTTCTAATAAAATTTATAACGTAACCGATGTTTTTGATGAAAATACATGTTTGATAGCAGGAACAGGTATTTCCGATCCAACAAAAATAACAAAAGTAACACGTAGAATATCAAAAATTGACTCTGATCTACATCCTAATCTGAATACATTTACCGCAAACATTCAAAATGTATATTTAAAATCAGATATTGGATTAGTTAATGGGATTCCATATTACGGCCCTTTTCATGAGCATGAAGGTCGAAAAATGGTTGGTGCGAAACATACACCGTTTCCACATGCTTATATTGACCCAGATCCTAATTCAAATAAAGTTTTAGTTGCTTCATCATCACTTCCTTTTGCTGGAATAACTAAATTAAACCCTAAGTTACAAAAATTTACTTTTAGTGGAACATATAATTTAAACGATGAGGAGATAAAAATATCAGATCAAGTTGATCATAATTACTTTACTGGTGACGCTGTATACTATACACCAGAAAAAACAAAATTAGAAACAATTCTCCCTGATGGAACTGTTGTCACGCAAGAGTTTATATCTAGTCAGTTATTCGACGAGGGTTTATATTACGTCAAAAGAATTGATTCTAACAATGTAAAATTTGCTAAAAGTCAGTCAGATATAAATGGGAACAATTTTGTAAAAGTAAAAACACCAAATGGTGTTGATACCGTTACTATTACTTCTAATGATATTGAAAAATTTGAATATCATGGAAAGTTCATAGAGAGTCAAAAACTTTTTAGAGAGGTATCGACTCCAATACCGAGTGATGTAAAACATAAAACAACAAGTGGATATACTGGATTATTAGTGAATGGAGTTGAAATATTAAATTACAAATCAAAAAATGCGGTTTATTATGGAAACTTAAATGAAATTGAAGTATTAAAAGGTGGAGAAGGATATGATGTTATAAATCCACCAATTCTTTCAATTACAGACAACGTTGGATCTGGTGCTACCGGTACGTGTTCAGTAAAAGGATCTTTTAAAGAGATAAGAGTTTTAGATTCTGGATTTGATTATGTCGAACAACCAATAGTAAAGATAACTGGTGGTAATGGGTCAGGTGCAGTGGCTGTAGCGAAATTGAATAACGTTGAACATGAAGTTTTGTTCAATGGAGATGGTGTTGGATTGGGAACAATATTTGATTCTACTGGAGCTGGAATAGGAACTACTGTTCCAAATGGTAAACCTGATTCAATAGGGTTTACTACCTATCATAAGTTTAGAAGGGGTGAGAGGGTCATATACAACCCTTTGGGAGGCATTCCTTTAGTTGGTTTAGCAACAGGGTCAATATATTATGTTGATACAATTAGTGAGTATGCGATTAAATTACACACCACATATGATGAAGCTGTGGTTGGTCTTAACACCATATCTTTAACTAAACCATTTGGTAATGGTGTTCAGTCATTTAAATCACTGAATGGAAAGGCTATACTAAGTTCTATCGCAATACTTGATTCTGGATCAAACTATGAAAACAAAGAAAGAACATGTAATACAATTGGAATAAACACAGCATCTAATACAATCAATATACCAAGTCACACTTTCAACACTGGTGAAATTGTTCAATATTCCGTGGATGGGACATCTGTGGATGGATTATCAACAACATTGGATTATTATGTCACAACAGTGGATGAGGATAATTTTAGATTATCAGCAGTAGGTGTTGGCACAACTGTAAAAAGTTTTTACTATGATACGAAACAATATCAAAATTTAAGAAGTGTTGGATTAGGAACACACAAATTCAACTATCCACCAATCTCTGCACAAATTATAGGAAAAGTAGGAATATCATCGATCGCTGGAAAAACATATAATGCGGTTATTCAACCTATTGTTCGAGGAGAGATCACATCAATAAATCTAACAAACAATGGAGTTGGATATGGTGCTTCTGAAATAATAGGATTGAATCGAAAACCTGATGTAAACTTTAATTCTGGCAGAGATGCAGTAATCATACCAGTTGTGTCAAATGGAAGAATAGTTGATGTTAGTGTAAGTTATGGTGGAACTGATTATAATTCACCACCTGATCTTGTTGTTTCTGGAGTTGGATCTGATGCAAAATTAGTTCCTCAAATGAATTCATCGGGTAATATTATTTCAGTTAAAATACAAAGTGGTGGAGTAGGTTATGGTGTATCATCAACTTTTGTAAGAGTTGATCCTGCAGGAAAGGGAGTAAAAGTAGACCCCAAATTACAAAAATGGACTATAAATGAATTTAAGAAAAATTTATTAAATTTAAATGATGATGATATATTCATAAGCACACCTGTAAATAGAGATTATGGTTTGCAGTGCTCATATGTATACGCTCCTCGTAATTTAAGAAAGATATCATATGCTTCAGACGCTGACGGAAAAATATTATATGGTAAAAAAGATCTACCTCTTGAAAATGGAGTAGAGAAAGATAGTGACTCACATTCACCTATTTTGGGTTATGCGTATGATGGTCATCCAATTTATGGCCCATATGGTTTTCAAAATAAAGATGGAGGAAGTATAGTTCAATTATCTTCAGGTTATGTAGAGGAAGCAAATAAAAAAGCAAACAGACCACCCGCAAGTCTGTTTCCACCAGAATTTTTTGTAGAGGATTTTACGTTTAAAGAGTCTTTAGAGGATAATGTTTTAGATGAAAATAATGGAAGATTTTGTATCACTCCAGAGTTTCCAAATGGAACTTACGCTTATTTTGCAACTTTTGATAAAACCTCCGCATCAGATGGAATATTTAAAAATTTTAAAAAACCACAGTTTCCATATCTCATAGGTGATAATTATCAATCAAAACCAAACAGATTTAATTTCTTAAGATCTTCAAGTCAAGATTTTTATGATCTTGAAAAATCAGGTTGTATAAGAAATACATATCCATATTCTTTTAATAAAGATTATAGTGGTTATGATTATGTGAAACAATCAAATAATTTTGTCGAGCAAGATTCTATAATCAATTTTGCTAAAAAAGGTAAGGTAGATAGAGTTGGAATTTTATCTGCAGGAAGAAACTATCAAATCAATGATACATTAGTGTTTGATGATAGTGTATCTTCATCATTTAATGCAACAGCGAAAGTAAGTCTTATATCAGGTTTTGATTTATCAGACATAAGTGCAGAACAAACAACAATTTCAAATATAGAATTTTACCCAGATTCCCAAAATACTTTTGTTGGTATAGCAACTACTAGCATCAATTTACTTAACACAACAGTAGTAAATGTTGGGTCTTTATCAACTACAAGATTTTCTCTACAAGGATCTTATCCAATCGGAATAACATCAGAAAAATATGTATTATCACAGGGAATAGGCACAGCTGCAGCAACAGGTGTAGTAACGTTTATGTCAATTTCTGGTGACGTAACTAAGATCCGAGAAAATGATAGATTTAAAGTTGGAGTAGGAACTGAAATAGTAAAAGTCTTAAACGTTGATAAATTTTCTTCAAGAATAAGAGTATTAAGGTCACAAAGTGGTATAGCAACTAACATAGGTATTTCTCATACAGCTACAACTATCTTAGAAGAGATTCCTAGATCTTTCACAATAAAAACTGGATTTACCACAACATCATTGATAAGAAGAAATAAAGAATATTATTTCAATCCAGAAGAGGCAGTTGGTCTTGGAACTACTTCAGGAGTTGGTGTTGGAACATTTAGAACAATATCAAATCCCGGTGCTGGCCCTAGTTCAGTTTTTATTCCTAGTCAAGCAATATACCTATTAAATCATGGCTTAGAAACTGGTGATGAAGTTACATATCAAACCGATGGAACTCCTTTTAAAGTTAAATTTGATAATAAAGTTGCTCAAGCAGACGTTACACTTTTTGAAGACTCACCTTTATTTGTTGCAAAATTTAACGATAACTTTATTGGATTATCAACGGTCAAAATAGGTATTGGATCTACAGGTACTTTTGTTGGTATTGGATCTACATTGCAAAGTAAAGTTGTTGGAGGAGTTGGTGTAGGAACAAATACAAAAGTAGATTTAGTATATTTCTTGACAGCAGGAGCAGGAAATATTCATAGTTTAAAAACTAATTTTAAAGATACAGTTACTGGTGAGATAGAACGTAATTTGGTTTCCGTGGTTGGAACCGGAACTCATGGATTAAAAAATAATGACACAGTTTTTATTGATGTCAATTCGGGTTTAACAACAACTGTAACTGTTAAGTATAATGCGGCTAACCGAAAAGCAGTATTTAATCCATTATCATTTACTGTAGCAGGGGTCACATCAGCAACTTCATTAACAGGAATACCTAATACAATTGAAATAACAAATCACGGATTAACAACTGGACAAAAAGTAATTCATACATTTGATGATGAGGTTAGTTCTCTTGTTAATGACAAAGAATATTATGTTTATGTAATTGATAGTAATAGACTATCATTAGTTGAAAACAAATACGAGGTAACAAAGATTAAACCTAATTTTGTAAAATTAGGAATATCAACCACAGGTACACTATCTCCTATCAATCCACCTCTTAAATTTTATAAAAATTCCACTGTTAATTTTGATCTTTCAGATTCATCTTTATCATATCCACAAAACGCAAGCAACTTACCCGCTTTCTTTTTAGAATTATATAAAGATAGTAAATTTAGTGATTTATATTTAACCAATGGTAACGATAACGTTTTCGAGGTATCCACAACTGGTACAGTGGGGGTAAGTGCTGATGCTAAATTAACTTTAAAAATAAATGAAGACTCACCTAATCTTTTATATTATAAATTAAATCCAATAAACAAATTAGAAAACAAGGATGTAAATAAGCAAATTATTGTAGATGACTCAATAGATTTACACAATCAAATTATTTTACAAGACAGTAAATACTCAGGTACTTTTAAAATTACATCAACAGGTTCGACAACATTTTCATACGATATAAGTTCATTCCCTGAGGCTTCATCATATAGTTCATCTAACTCCTCTTTAAAATATACAACTATATCAACCACTGCTTATGGTGGAATAGAGCAAGTAAGAATAATAGATGGTGGTGGTGGATATGAAAGTGTTCCCGGTATTAGCACTATAACATCTGATGTTGGTATCGGTGCAGTTATTGAGACATTTAGTAATACGATAGGTAAAGTAAGCAAAACATCTTTGGAAAATATAGGATTTGATTATCCAAATGATAGCACACTTTCTCCAGAGGTTCTATTTCCACAAGTTTTAAGAATTACACCTCTTACAGGATTTAAATCAATAGGAATTACATCACTAGGAAAAGGTTACATACAAGATCCAAATTTAGTTGTTTTAGATGGTGTAACAAAAAAACAAATAACAGATGTTGATTTAAGGTTTAGACCAGACGAATTATTTGTTGAAATATTGGAAAACAGCGAATCAATGAACGCTGCTCCTCCAACAATTATTCCAACAGGCAACTCGAATGGTATAAGGGTTTCAAATTTAGTTTATGACAATGATGAACAATCTGTCACAGCAACAATAAAAAAAGCTTTTAGTGGTGTTATTGGTTATTCCGGAGATTACATTGATCCCTTCCCATTTAGTGTAGGTGATAAGGTTTTAGTTGAAAATGCAAGCGTTGGTGTAGGATCAACAGCAAAAGGTTTTAATTCAGCTGGATACGATTACGCTCGGTTTGAAATAACTCAAGTTACTCCTAATTACGGTGGTATAGGCACAGTCAAGTATAACATGTCAAACTACCTCTCTCAAAACGTAGATTTTCCCGGTATTTTTGATTCAGTCAATTCAGTTGCTACACTTATACCTGATAAGTGGTTCCCACAATTCGATGTTGAAGTTCAACCTAATGTCTTCAGAAAAGGAGATGAGGTTGAGAGTTTTGACAGCACAGGAACTCAAATTAGTGGTGTCGTTTTTGATTGGAATAATTCCAACAAATACCTCACTGTTGAAAGTTCAAGAGAATTTGAAGTTGGACAAATAATAGAGCAAGTAAGATTTAGAGGTGAAAGAATTGGTGGAAAAGTTTACGCTTCACCAACTGGCGCAAAAGGACTAATAAAAGAGATAGTTAAATTTGAAAGTAAATATAATCTAGATAATTCCTCTCTTGTTGAAAATGGATGGGAATATAACACAGGATTTTTGAATGATGAACTACAGCGTGTTCATGATAATGATTACTACCATGCTTTCTCATATTCCATAAAATCTAAAGTTCAGTTTGATGAGTGGAAAGATATTGTAGGATCTTTAAATCATACTGCTGGATTTAAAAAATTTAGTGATCTTCAAGTTGAATCTGATGATTTATCTCAATCATCAAAAAAATTATCTAACGTTGATCCGACCAAAAGTGTAGTTACAACACTTGTTGATTTAATAGGAGTTGAGAGCCTTAACACAATATACGATTTTGATTTAGCCACTGAAAATTATCTTATCGCAGTCGAGAAACCATTTTCAGATGAGATAAACTTCCAGACAAGGTTAATAACAGACTACTCTGAATCAGTATCAAACCGTGTTGTTCAAATTGATGACTTTAGTAACATCTTTAACAATAATGCTAGATCAACTCCATACGCTGATGTATATCGTAATGCCCTATCAGATGGTAGAACTCAAATGTTCTTCGCTCTTGTATCTGATAGATTATTCACCGGTGAAAGACAAATAACCATTGTCAATACACTTCATGATACTGGAAGAGGGCAAACAATGTTGAACCAGTATGGTGATATTGATACAGTTCTTGATTTAGGATCCTTTGACTATGCGATCGATGGTAATGAATCTGTTCTTAGATACTATCCAAATAAATTTACACTTAACAACTACAATGTTGTATTATGGTCATATCAAATTGATGCTCAACGATTAGGAATATCAACCGATACTGTATCATGTGGTAGCACAACCATTCCCGGTGCACCATCTAACCCCACAACAGGTTTAAATGGATCATTGATAAGCATTGCTACAACAGCAGTCACAATCGCTGGAGGAGCAGCAGGAACAGTCTTTACATTAGGTGGTATTGGTACAAATATATCAGGACATAGATCAGCAAAAGTATTAGTAAGTGTTGAAGCTGGAGGAGGCACATTAAATGGTAGTGTTGAATATGATCAAGTAAGTTTGATTCATGATGGCACTAATGTTGGTTTCCAAGAGTATGGTCAGTTAACAATTCATTCCGTTGATGCATATTCATCAGCCGGTAATCTTGGAACATATTTTCCATTCATGGATGGAAATGATTTAGTTCTTTCATATACTCCTGAAGCTGGAATGTCAACAGCATTTATAAATGCCATGGCGATTGGTATTGCAACTGAGGGATATATTGGAATCGGATCTTATGAATTTTCTTATGCAGAAATGTCTGCTCAGTCTACAGGTATCTCATCAAGTTCAACACCAATACCAGTTGGTATTGCAAGTTATGGAGATGAGTATGATGCTGCTTATTGCATCGTTCAAATTGCAGATAAGTTGAATGGTAGTTATGAGTTAGCAGAAGTTGTGATGATAGATGATTATGATGGGACTGATCCTGAAAACATAATGTTAACAGAGTTTGGTAATGTTAAAGTTGGTACAGCGTTTGCTGGATTAGGAACAATAAGCGCAAGAAGAACTGGTGCAGATGATGAAATTACTGAATTAACCTTTGTTCCAAATGCGGGTATTGGTGTTTCAATCACAACATTTATGAATGCTCTGAGACCTGAAGAAAATACATCATTACTACCATCTGAAGCAACAAGAGAAGTGGGTGGAGAGGCAGTTAAAGACTTACAAAACGCATCACTTGAAAGTGGATTTGCAATCTATGAAGGAACTCAAACATCAATCAAGAGACAGTTTGCATTAGAAAATAACGGCAATCCAATATTCAAAAAACCTTTCGATGGATCAAGCACTGATGTCGTTGATCTTACCAATAATATAATTACACTTCCCAATCATTTCTTTACAACAGGGCAGAAAGTTAACTATTCGGCAGGTGCTGGAACATCAATTGGTGTAAGCACTGCACCATTTAGCATGCCATCATCAGTCTTTATTATAAAGAAAGGTGAGGATAAAGTTCAGGTTGCTCTCACAGCTGAAAATGCATTGAAACAAATTGCACTTCCAATAGGTCTATCAACGGTTGGTATTGGAACAAGTCATACCTTTACTGCAATTGATGCGAATCAAAAAGTTTTAGTTGCAATTGATAATGCAATACAATCACCAATCGCTGGAACTTCAGTTACCACTACTATATCAGAAAAAACAAACATAGGTGATGATGTTGTGTTCTTTAGTGGAATCACGTCATTCTTTGGTGCAGATTATGTAAGAGTTGGAGCTGGAGATACTCAAGAGATAATGAAAATCATATCTGTTGGTGTGGGATCAACCAATGCTATGAAAGTAAGAAGAGGTTGGTTAGGAACAACAATAGCAGGATTTAGCACCGGTGATTTGGTAGAGAAAATAAGAGGTAATTACAACATCGTTGAGAATGAAATAAACTTCATTGAAGCACCTCCCGGAAAAAATCCAATCGGATCTACAACCAATCCTCCAGATGCAAGAGACTTTGAAGGTATAACAACATCATCAAGTTTCCAAGGTAGAGTATTTACAAGAAGTGGTGTTATCGGAGGAACTGAGGAGACATATACTGATAATTACCTATTTGATGATTTAACTCAAGGATTCAATGGATTGACAAAAGAATTCAGTTTAACTCATACTAACGGAACTTCAATATCAGGTGTAGCTACAAATAACGCTTTAGTTCTTATAAATGGTGTTTTACAGACTCCGGGATCAAATGGAGACTTCACACTTACAGAGGATTCTGGAACAACCTTAACATGGACAGGATCTGGTTTAGTCACAGCAACTAGAGATGCGAACGCTGCTTCCATACCTGTTGGTGGTTTAATAGTTTCAGTTGGATCAACAAGAGGATTTGGATATCAACCACTTATTGGTGCAGGTGGAACTGTTGGTATTGGTACATCAACTGGTAAAGTTTTATTCGTGTCAATTGGCAACTCTGGATCTGGTTATAGAGCAGGTATTCAAACTGTTGTCAATGTTGCTATTCAAACTGAAAGTTTTAGTGGTGCAGGAGTCTTTTCTATCGGAACAGCAGCAGTATCTGACGGACACGTAACCAGTGTTGCAATTACAACTGACAGAGTGTTCTATGTGCCTAGAGACATAACAAATGTTGGTTACACGTCCATTACAGGTCTTACAACTGTTACTACATCAACAGCACATAACTTATCAGTTGGTAATGAAATAGTATTATCTGGAATCGCATTTACTTGTGATTACGCTCCAGCTGTTGGAGTTCAAAGTGCAATCTACACTAACACTACAGGTATAATGACAGTAACAACATCTGCTGCTCATGGTTTATCAACAACTGGTAAGAGTAGTGATGTTTTATTAACTGGA